CTAATAAAACTCAACATTCGTTAAGATGATTAAGTCTTTTCCTTTTTTGTTTCGTGGATTGACAGGTGGCTTTGACAAGGTTTTAAATTCAATTTTTCGGATAAACTGTGAAATGAATTTTTTCCTCTCTTCATGCTCTAAAAAGGTAAAAGTTTCATTAAAAGTAAAAACAATATCTTTCAAAGCCTCTGTGTTGATCGGCACAGGGGTTTTATATTGGACAACTTTACTTTTCAACTCATCATAGATCCCTCTCGTTTCATCCATGAGCTTTTCATACTCCTCATCCATAATTTTTTCCATCGACCATGCCAGTGTAAATTTTTCACGTTGTTTTTCCACCTTCTCCAGCTGCTTCACTAACAATTCCCGTTCGTCTTTCTTTTCTATAATAGGAGTGACGTCTTCAATTTCTACATGCTTCATATAATCATAAAGAGCTTCCACAAAACGATGTTCACCAATCGTCAGCATGGTATCACCATTTTTGTAACAGACCTGGCATTTGTAAACTACTCCCTGATATTTGCTTCCGTCCTTGCGTGTACGAATGTACCGATTGACCGATAGAAAGGATCCACAATGAGGACAAGTAAGAAGCCCTTGAAATAAATAAATTGCATGACCATCTCTCCTATGTTGGAAAGAACGATCCTCTAACATTTGTTGCAGCTTCATAAATTCTTGTTTTGAAATAATACCTGTATGTGTATCTTCATATACTTCTTCATTCCATCGTGTTGCTCCATATAAAGCTGGATTTTTTAATATGCGTAAAATACCAGTTACGTGCCAGGTACGATCTTGATTGGTCTTATTTAAGTAATCAGCTAGTTGATTGGTGGACATTCCACTTTTGATTTTATCTATCATCAGAAGCACGGTAGTTGCCTGCACGTTGGCTTCCAACTTTTCTTTTTCGTTGAGGTCAAAACCATATGGCACAGCTCCAACACGTTCCCCTCCAGAAACTTTTTCCTCTAAAGCCATTTTCACACGTTCAGAAAGGTTCTCTGTCTCCCATTGTGCGAGGAGGGCTACTAACCCTATAAACATTCGACCCATAGCGTTTGACGTGTCATACAACTCTGTGGCGCTTTTAAAACTACATTTATATTTGTCTAACATCTCTAACATTTCATATAGGTCACGAACACGTCTAGTAAAGCGGTCTAATCGATAAACCAAAATCATATTTATTTTACCTTTTTTTACATCGTCTAACATACGTTGTAATTCAGGGCGGTTGGTATCTTTAGCAGAAACCCCTTCATCAACATAGAACCTATAGTCTGTCCAGCCTTGTGCCGTACAATAGGCAATGAGTCGTTCTTTTTGTGCTGGAATAGAATATCCTTCTTTTGCCTGTTCATGTGTGGATACACGAATATATAATGCGACAGTCATAGTTGTCCCTCCTAAAAAGTGAAAAATATGTCGAAAAATATGTCGACAAATGATGTGCCAGATAATGTATTATTATTTGTAAGCCGGATGGTTGACATTTGAATCGCGGAAAAGGTATAAAACCAATTCCTCCTATGCCTTCTTTCTATTGGGTATTATAATCCATTCATATAGTTGATCACCGTGATCTAAATTAAGAATGGATGCAACGTTTTTAGCAGACTCCATGTTCATTTTTTGTTTTCCGTTAATCCATTTATCAACTTGTTGTCTATGAACACCTAAACGTCGTGCTAATTCAGCTGGAGTCATTTCTAACTCCTCCAATTTTTCAGAAAGAAGGCATCTCCCGATTCGGTATGCCATTCTTTTACCGCCTTTTTCCAATATATTATAAGGAGATTACATCGATGAAACGACTTAGTGTTGAAACAAAAAAAAATGTATTAACATTATTTTTAAACACATCAATTAAACGAGAAATTTTTAAAAAAAGATTAGTTAAAAAAGAAAAAAATACCAATCCTTGTTATATTTGTTTAAAAGCATATATAAATACTGCAGATTAATATCAACTTATTTTTGATTGGGTTACTTTGGTTCGAACATTACTTGGACCACTTTACCTATGATTCGTGCTCGCTCATTAGTTATAAAAATGGGTTCATACTTAGGGTTGTCCGGGTAAAGTATGACTTGCCCGTTTTCTGTTTTTTTGACTCTTTTTAGAGTTGCTTCATCACCGTTAATGTTTACAACAGCAATTTCTCCGTTTTCGACTTCCTGCTGTATTTTCACTACCACTTTATCTCCATCAAATATTCTACTTCCAATCATGGAATCTCCTTTAACTTTTAGTACTATTGCACCATCAGGTTTAAGGTTCCACATATTGGGGATTTCTGTCCATTCCTCTATATGGTCTTCTGCAAAAATCGGTTGGCCAGCTGCAATATGGCCTAATACGGGTACTTTTAATACGGGCATAAAATGTTCCGATATGATTTCAGCATTACTTTTATATAACTCTTTTGGATCAATATTTCTATCCACTAAATCTTTAATAATAAAATTAAGAAAAGTAATTTTTTCACCAATTGTTAAACTTTTAAATATTTTTTCAGTTATTTCTGGATCATTAATTAATTCATCCATCTCTTCTTCTGATAAATTTTCATTTGCTTCTAATAAATATTCACGAAAAACATCAGTTAAAACACCTGATTCGTTAGTTACAGAACTTACAAAAATCTCAGCTGCATTATTAATTAATTCATTAAGACCATTAACATCGCTGTTTGCACGATCGATAGCCTGCACTGTTTCTCTGTGTAGATCTCCTGAAATATATCCTGCTTTCTCCATTAATTCTTCGTACCCAACTTTTAAAGGTTCAGAGATTTTCTTTAAAATGTCAGGTGATGGCAACCCTTTTTTTCCATTTTCTATTTGAGATAGATATGCATTAGACACACCAGTCTTTTTCTCCAATTGTCTAATGGAAAGTCCTCTTTCTTTTCTTAACTCTCTTAAATATTCACCAAATTTTATTAAATCGGCGGTCATAAAATTCACCTCACAATTTTTATTATAACCCTAAACGCTTACTATTGTTATGATAAATTTTAAAAATGTTATTTTTTTAGAAAAAAATGCTAAAAAATGCTTGCTAAAGTTTGCGTTAAGGATTATTATGGAATTACAGGAAGTGATAACTAAAGTAAGCGAGGTGATGAAATGAAAATTAAATTGAAAGATCCCACTGAATTTAAAAAAATGCTGATTATTAATGGATTTTCTCAAACTGAATTAGCAAAGGCCATAGAAGTTACTCCACCTTATATAAATCAGATTGTTAATGAAGAAAGATCGCCAAGCGCAAAAATTGCTAAGCGAATTTCCACAAATCTCGGTGTGGATTTTAATGATATTTTTTTTATAGATAGTGCTTGCTAAAGAGAGCATAAGAGGTAGGAGCTGGAGAGATGAAAACGGCAGAACAGCCCAAAATTAGTGAGGAAACTTTAAAAGAAATGGCTAAATTTTTTATGAAAACGTCTATTCCGCGGATCTTGGCTGAAAAGAAAAAGGAGAAGGAATTGCAAACAAAATAAAGGAGGATTTGAAAATGGATGGGAAATATCTTGCAAGTAATACTGGCCCATTAAAAGTAATAGGTGAAGGAAAAGTGTTTATCACAATAAATGATTTGTTAAATACTGATCGCTTTAAAATGGTCGAACTAGCTGCTTACACAATTCGGGGGAGTGAATCAAGAATCGTATCTATTAATTGTTTATTTAAAAAAGAAGGTGAACATGATTCAGTACTTTTTTATAGGAGTTTTGATTTTTATAAAAGGCATGGAATGGTTGATGATGACTTAAAGTTAACAGCAGAGCACGGTATCGGATTTGGTGATTTCGATATATATAACTTTACTCAACTTCGTGACTTTTATCGGGAGCATTCGAAAGTTCCAGTTGCTGAAATTTCTTAGAGGATCCATTCCTCTAAATTTTTTAAGCCTTTGGCGAAATTTGAGGAACGAATCAAGTTCTAAATCAACCAGTTTAGCATATTAGGAGGTGATTAATACGTTAGAATTCGCGGTTGGTTATGGAATATTAGCTTTGGTTTTTAGGGTGTTAGCAGAAAAATTATTAGGAGGGAAATAAGAAATGGAAAAAGTGATGATTTCAAAAGAAGAAGCTGCGGCATTGGAAAGTGCTCTTGAAGTAAACGGTGGGGATAGAGCTAATGTAAGTCAATACCATGGTGTAAATGGATTGTGGACAGATAAACGTGAGGCATTAAATAACATTGATTTAGAAACTCTAAATGTCGCTTTATATGTTGGATATGAAATTGAACCTGGTCCTGAGGACAAGATCCTTGAATATTACCATAGTCTTGATACGAGTCGTGAGTTTTCATCAGAATGGCAGATGTCATTAGCAGTTACAAAAACTCTAAATTTATTAAACATCAAAATTAAAGGAATTAATTGCTAATGCTCGATTATTGGAAAGCTAGTCTTCCACAATTATCTTATGCCGATTTAATCACTCTTGTGGAAGATGCAGAAAGAAGAATTGGTTCTCATGTAGCAGGTGGAAATGAAATTAATGAATATGTACAAAGGCAGCAAGCATTACTGGAGCTAATCCAGGATGAACTTTTAAGGAGGTGAGTACATATGAAGATTAAAGCAAAAGCATGGTTGGCTATGTCGGTGCAGGAACGTCTTATCGCAGTTTATTTAGTGGCTAAGGATAACAGGAGGTAATTTTATTGAAAAAGAATGAAAAGATCCCTCCAGAAGAACAAAAACAATATATCTTACTTGAAAATACGAATAAAAATTATGAGAAATTATTTGGTTGGAAACCTGGTACTATCTTAAAACGAATTTCAATTTGGTATGGAAGTAATGGTTGTGGTCGTGATTTAAAACAAGCGTATTTTGTACGTGCTGATGATAACTCTACTTGGGGACATATTGTTTGGAATGACCATGTAAAAGAAATAACAGATCAATTGGAATTAGAAATTTAGGAGGTGACAATGTGTCGATTGGGAAAGTGACTGTTTGGTATATGACGGAGGAAGAGCGACTAGCATATGTAGCTAAGCACCCTATTGTGCCCACTGGTGAAGCTGTTTTTAGCACTGAAACAATTGATTATAAAAAGGTTAGCGAACGCAAAAAAGAGGCACTACAGCGAAAAGGTAAGTTAATTGATAGTGTCGATAAGGATACCCTCCACAAATTGTTTATGTCAGGTGAAACAATACCAGAGATTGCAACAGCACTAAATATATCGATTTCAGTCTTAAACAAATACATTGGTGATCAGCGGAAAATTGAACCTGATAAATGGCCCATTCGGAGTAAAGGTAGAAAAAGGGAATGAGGTGAGTAGTTTGGGAGAAATTGAGAATCCCATGATAGTAGACAGCTTGTGGAAGGAAAAGGAACAGGAACCAAAAGTAATTGGTGATTGTGCTGGATGCCAGGAAGATATTTTAGCCGGTGAAGATATTTATGAATTCGATGATTATGGGGAAACAGTACTTATTCATCAAAAAGCTGAATGTTGTCAGCAGTATGTTGCTGAAATGTCAGTTTGTAGGATTGCCGGAGAATAAAAAGACCCACTTGGCAGAGTGAGTCTCGTGTAAAGGTGATTCGTTTACATAACCTAGCTCCATTATAAATGAATCGCCTTAAAAAACCAAATGGAGGTACAAAATGAATTCCTTATTAAAAAATGAATTGCAATTAGTTGAAAATTTCTTCGAAGATGCTGTGTATGCAGAGGAAGGACAAGAAAGTCATTACTCTTTCCAAATTACTGATTTAAATAGTCTTAATTGGGTTTTTCGTAAACTTTCAGCATTAAAGACTAAGGAAAAAGAAATCAAGCAACTTGCTGAAGCTGAACGCCAAAGAATTGCAGATTGGGAACGTGGGGAGCTCTCCACAATTTCGAATAGACTTGAATCATTTGAAACTATGATTGCTGCATATCATGCAAAGCAACTTGAGCAGGATCCTAAAGCAAAAACAATCAGCACGCCTTATGGTAAATCAAAAACTAGAAAATCCGGTGAAGCTCCTGAAAAACAGGATGAAGAAAAAATCTTGCAATATGTCATTGAAAACGAAATGGACGAGTTTATTAAAAACAGTGTTAAATGGGGCGATTTGAAAAAGTCACTCAAGATTGTGGATATCAGTGGTGAAAAGGTTGTAGTTGATGAAAATGGTCAGGTAGTACCTGGTGTGACCGTTAAGCCTGAATCAATCTCCTATTCTGTGGAGGTGTAAAAATGTTAAAAGTAAATCTAATTTCTTTTGAAGATTTAACACAGCAAGAACAAGAGGATCAGCCTGATAACGGACCAGGTAAAGAGTACGCTAACTACATCAAAATTACCGATAGTGCTAATACTTTGCTGATTTTGTCAGATGCAGTTGAGCCAGAAGACGCGACTTTTAGAAGGGATTTTAAAGGTGTTGTTAGAGCGATTGAACAGGCTTATAAAATCGGTTTAAGAGATGGAAAAAAATTCACATCATGAATTGCCCTTACTGTGGAAGAGAACCAATCTTCCTCTCCAGTAAAGAATTTTACGGCCGCGACTATGGCACCAATGTTTATCTTTGCCGTCCTTGTAACGCTTATGTTGGCACTCATGGCAGAGGAAAAACTCCACTTGGGACAATGGCAAATCGGAATCTTAGAGAAATGCGTAAACGGACCCATGCTTCATTTGACCCACTTTGGAAATCTAAACGCATGAGTCGTTCAAAAGCTTATAAATGGATGGCAGAAGTGATGGAACTACCAGGGGATAAAGCTCACATTGGAATGTTTGATGAGGAGCAATGTTTGGAATTGCTTGGCCATCTTAGGGAAAAGCCAAATAATCAATTAAAAAAAGGAGTGACAACATTGGAATTAACAAATGGTTCTCAAATTACTAAAAGTAAAAATGCAAAAATTATCATTTATTCTAAACCTGGTGATGGAAAAACGACAGTAGCAGGTAAAATTCCGGGAAAGACATTGGCTTTAGATATTGATGGTACAAGCCAAGTGTTAGAAGGATATTCAAATGTCGATGTTGCAAAAATTGACGGTAAGAATCCGCATGATAGTATATTGCAATTCTATGCTATTGCAAAGGCAAACATCGGGAAATATGACAATGTTTTCATCGATAATTTAACTCATTATCAAAAGCTCTGGCTGCTTAAGAAAGGAGAAAATACTAAAAGTGGGATGCCAGAATTAAAAGATTATGCTTTGCTAGATAACCATCTTTTGGGATTAGTAGAAACGTTTAATGCATTAGATGCAAATATCATTTTTACAGCTTGGGAAACAACTCGAACAATCATTCACGATGATGGTCAACAATACAATCAATTTATTCCAGATATTCGAGATAAAATTGTAAATCACATCATGGGAGTTGTTCATGTTGTAGCAAGGTTAGTAAGAAAAGCAGATGGAACAAGAGGATTTATCCTTGAAGGTAATCAAAGTATTTTCGCTAAGAATCATTTAGATCAGCGTAAAGGTTGCGTTCAAGAAGAATTAATAGTGTCATCCATAAATCAAAACACAGGGGGTAATAAGTAATGTCATTCTTTAAATTTGATGAAGAAAATGCAAGTACAGGATTTGAATTAGTAGCTGAAGGAAAATATGAAGCAGTTATCGTTAATGCTGAAGCTGGAAAAACTCAAGCAGGTAAACCTAAATTATCAGTAGACTTTGAGATTCGTAGTGATGTTCCACAAAATCATCAGGGTGCAAAAGTGCTTTATAATAACTTTACTTTTGAGCATGAAGTTTCAGTAAGAATCGTCAATTCCCTATTAAAAGCATGCGGATTCGCTAACAATCATGCCTTTAATTCACCAGAAGATATGGCGAAGCAGCTTATTAACAAAAATTTAAAAATCACTGTTAAGCATGACGAATATGACAAATTGGTTGATGGTGTAAAACAAAAACGTACTGCAGCAAAAGCGAAATATTATGATGTGTCCGATGTAAGCCCAATGATGTCAGCTGGTGCGATTACAATCGGTGATGATGATTTACCATTCTAAAAATAACTAAATAGAGAGGTTGGTTTTGCCCAGCTTCTCTTTTTTATACCTAAAAACGTAATCGGAGGGCGCAATGAAAGAAAATCCATACAGTTTTAACGATATCCCTGCCGAGTTAAAAGCCCTTCCCCAATGGATATTGTGGAAATCAGAGAAACGAAATAACAAGCCAACCAAAGTACCTTACCAAGCAAACGGAGAGATGGCACAAGCTAATAACCGTCGAACATGGAGCACCTTTGCAACAGCAGTAAAATTCTATATGGATGGTGGCTATGACGGTATTGGATTTGTGTTTAGCCGTCAGGATAATTATATCGGCATCGATATAGACAAGTGTGTATCAGATGGAAAAACCAATGCCTTTGCTACTGAAATTATCGACACTTTAGATAGCTATACTGAATTTTCTCCATCTGGCAAAGGTATTCACATCATCATAAAGGGTAATCTCCCTCAAGGGGTTATAGGTACCGGGCGTAAAAATACAAAGCACGGCTTGGAAATATACGCACATGGTCGTTACTTTACCTTCACGGGGAATAAAGAAAATTCTAATGAAATTTATGATCGCACGGATGAAATAGCTGAAGTATTTGAGCAATATTTTGATGATAGCGATATCCAGGGGCGAATAAACCTCGCGGAATTTGAAAAAGATGAAATCAAAATTTCTAATGACACGCTTTGGGAAAGAATATTTCGTTCTAAGAATGGCGATGAAATACGCTCGTTATTCAATGGCCATTTAATCAATGGGGACCATTCAGCAAGCGACTTATCCTTGTGCAATCATCTAGCATTCTGGACAGGAAAATCAGCAACCCGGATGGATACAATGTTTCGGGAATCAGGTCTTATGCGTGATAAATGGGATGTTATTCATTTCAGGGATACCAATGAAACATACGGTGAAAGAACAATAGCAACTGCTATTTCTTCTACTGCTACAACAATTTTAGACAACAAAGAGCAATTCGCAGAATTTTCCTTTGACTTCCACAATGTTGAAGAAGATGTCGAAAAAGAAAAGCCGAAAAAGAAATTCCGTTTGACCGAACTAGGAAATGCTGAACGGATCGCATATGAATATGGCCATGTAATCCAATATGTCAGCGATATGGGTTGGTTGATATGGGACGGCAAGCGATGGAAGTTTGACACAAAAAAAGAAATCGAACGAATCACTAATAAAGTTTTGCGAGGATTGTATAAATCGGATGATGAAGCTGAAACAAAGTGGGCGCGAATGTGCGAAAGAAGAAATATCCGAATGAATAGCATTAAGGATCTTATGCCATTGGTTCCAGGAGAGCGTGAGAGTTTTGATAGACATAAGTATTTGCTTAACCTGGAAAATGGAATCGTTAATTTAAAAACAGGAAAGTTGCAGCTGCATGATCGTGAACTAGGATTAACGAAAATCACAAACGTTGCATTCGATGAAAACGCAAAATGTCCGGAATGGTTAAGTTTCTTGGAGCAAATATTTCAAGGGGATAAAGAACTTATCGAATACATGCAGCGGCTTATCGGATACTCATTAACTGGAGAAATTACCGAGCAAATAATGGTTTTTCTAATCGGTGGTGGATCCAATGGTAAATCAACTTTCATCAATACGATTAAGGACCTCATGGGCGAATATGGTAAACAAGCAAAATCAGATACTTTCATCAAAAAGAAAGAAACAGGTGCCAATAACGATATTGCCAGATTAGTAGGGGCGCGCTTTGTGTCTGCAATTGAAAGTGAAGATGGTGAACAACTATCGGAATCGTTCGTAAAGCAAATTACAGGTGGAGAGCCAGTACTTGCTCGTTTCCTTCGACAAGAGTATTTCGAATTCATTCCGGAATTCAAAGTGTTCTTTACTACAAACCATAAACCGGTAATAAAGGGTGTTGATGAGGGTATTTGGAGACGTGTTCGATTAGTTCCATTTAATCTACAGTTACCAAAAGAAAAACGTGACAAAAAATTACCAGAGAAACTCTCACTCGAAATGCCTGGCATATTAAATTGGGCGATTGAAGGTTGCTTGAAGTGGCAGCAGACAGGATTGAATGATCCCAGAACAGTTATGAAAGCAACAAATGAATACAAAGAAGATATGGATATCTTAGGACCTTTCTTATATGAACGTTGTTATGTCGGAGTCGACCAAAAGATCCCTGCAAAAGACCTTTATGAAGTTTATTCCAATTGGTGTTTCCAAAATGGAGAGTTTGCTTTAAAAAATCGAGCTTTTTATCGAGCACTTGAAACGAAGGGTTTTAAAAAGGAACGTGGAAGCGGAAATAAGTTTTTCATCTATGGAGTTACTTTACAGGAGCGAAAAGTTAGCTTTATTCAAGAAAAGTTACCAGATTTAGACGAAAATCAGCAAGATTCTTCAAAAAGTAACTTTTTTAAAATTACTTGAAAACCAATGGTATCAATGGTTTTAGTTATTTTTTATAGTTATTTAGTTACTTTGTTACTTAAAAAATATATAAATAAAAATATATATATATATATATAAGTCTATTAGTAGCGTTTAATGCCAAAATAGATAACCTTTAGTAACTAAATGGTACAAGCCCTTGGGGCAGTAAGGTTCAAAGGTGATTTAAAAAGTAACTTTTCTATAAAAATAGTTGTTTTTTAGTAACTTAGGTGGTGATTCCATGCAAGTGTTAATGATCCTTAGCCAAATTTGGAAATCAGGTGCAAATATTTATCTTGATAAAGCTGATGATCGGATAGCGATTGATAATCAGAAATTAATACCTGGTGAAGTTATGCAATCAGCTGAATATAATTTTAAAAAAATCGCTGATTGGTTCCAGTCCTGGAAGAATGCCAGTAATGAAAAAATAACTATTCGTAAAGCACTTCATACCTATTGTGGGTGGGAGAAAAATGAAAAACTTAGCGAATGGCTATGCGATGATACGGATTCATTAATGTTATTTACCGATTGGACTATTTTCTTAGCGAAAAATGGTTGGGTTGATATTTATGATGACTTTAGGAATTACGAAAATGAAGAATCAGATCGGATGGTAAGAGAGTTATATATCCGTGCTGTTGCATATGCGAAGAAAGGAGTGGGAGCATGAGGGAAATTAAGTTTCGTGCCTGGGAAAAGAATCTTAAAGAAATAATTCCTGTACACAACATAGATTTTGAAAAGAAAATGATAAACACAGAATCTGCATGGCGGTTTTTTAATGAAATTGACTTAATGCAATACACAGGCTTAAAAGACAAGAACGGTAAAGAGATTTATGAAGGGGATATTGTCAAGGTTAATACCAACCAATACGGAGTTTTCAAAGTAGAAGTTAGATTTTACCAAGGTGAATTTGGCTACATGAATATGGATTGTAAACAAATAACACCGCCGGATAAATGGGATAAGGAATATCCAATAACTTCAAGCGGATGGTTTATGGGAGGATTTAGTCCACTAAGCGGAAATGGTTATGCAAAGCATAAACCTTGTAATGCTTTTGGGGAATTATCGGATATTGAAATCCTCGGTTCGATTTTCCAAAATCCCGAGCTTCTAGAGGTAGCTGAATGATTCATTACAGCTACACAGATACTGAATTAAATAAAATCCTCAAGACACTCACTATCGTTATTGATACTCGTGAAAATGTAAACGGTCATATCCTTGATTATTTGCGCCAAAAGGAAATCCCTATAAAAATACAAAAATTAGATACCGGTGATTATGGCTGCATGATTCCAAAAAATGAAGAGTTGGGGATAGCACGCGATATCTTTTTAAATAGTCGAGTTGAACGGAAAGCGCACATCGACGAAATTACAGGAAATTTGCAAAAGGATACGGCCACAGCATTTGAAAATGAATTGATCCGTTCCAAGGACATTCCATTCACATTAATTGTGGAAGACCTACACGGATATGAAAAAATGCTCAAAGGTAAATACCGTTCCAAATATAATCCATTAGCATTGCTCGGTAGACTCAATACATTTAAAGCGAAATACAATTTTGAAATTGTATACCTAGATCAAAAATACACCGGAAATTGGATATATCACCATTTTTATTACCAGGCAAAACATTATCTAAGAACTGGAGCTTTTTAAAAGGTGGAATAAATGATGGTCAATAAACGAAGAAAATATGTATTTAGTGAGGTGAGATTGTGGCCAGAAAACAATCTGATTTTGCCGTGTATCGTGGAGAGGAATTCCAGTTTATCGGAAGTGCAGATGAATGTGCAGAATTCTTAGGGGTGAAGAAAAACATAATTTATTTATTTTCATCTCCCTCTTATCAGAAAAAGGTGGCTAATCCGAAACGAAATCGCGAGACATATATAACCGTTATAAAGTTGGATGAGGAAGAGGAATAAAAGGAGGGAAATCATGGCTAAGCACATTGTAGATAAAGATAGCCTCCAATATAAAAAGCAATTAGCGGAATTCATGCAGCAGATAAATCCAAAGCCTACGCTTGAACAAATCGAACAATTAAAGCAGCAGTACTTAGATAAGAGAAATAAATAAAAAAGGTGTGATTGTGTGGGGCTTTTATATAATGTAGCCACCATTCCGAACCTCAAAAGAAATCACATCATCGAGAGATTACTAGCTAAAGGCATCAAAGAAACTAAGGATGGTACAAGCATTTATGAATTGAGTTATCGAGAACTAAAGCTTCAACTTGCAATAGTTCGATGTTTGGAGATTGAAGTGGAAAGCAGTGAAAACGGATGGTTCTAGATTTTTCGAAAGCAACTAACCAACAATTATTAACGATTACACACTTTGAAGATTGTCCAATTAATTTAAAACATCTTGCAGCTGCTGAATTACAAAAGCGTGAAGAAATTAGATATACAAGAAATTGTGCGAGGAAATATGCTGGAAGGAGAACCAAATGAAATTAAATGAATATCAAGAAATTTCCGCGAGAACTGCAAACTCACATGATTTTGAATTAGCCAATTATGGTTTAGGTATTACTGGTGAAGCTGGAGAAGTTGCAGATTTGATTAAAAAAGCTGTTTTTCATGGACATGCTATTCCTAAGGATGCTATCAAAAAAGAGTTAGGTGATGTCCTTTGGTATCTAAGTCAAATTGCTAGATTAGCAGGATTGACACTTGAAGAGGTTGCCACTGGGAATATCGAAAAGTTAATGAAACGGTACCCAGATGGTTTTTCAAGAGAGAGGAGTGTGAATCGCTGTGAAGGTACAAATTGAAGGTGATTTATATCTCGAATCTGATGAAAGGCAGTTTATCCTTAAAGAATATACTGGCAAGCAGGATAAGGACGGGAAGGATATATTTAAAATCCATGGCTTTTACGGTACCGTTCAGCAAGCCCTAAAAGCATTCACCAAAATGAAGATTAAACAATCAACAGCTGTGACTTTATCAGAGTTAGTTTTAGACATTAATAAAATAGAAGAATATATTTCTTCCAAGATTACTATATAACGTCTGAAATCAGCTGAAAAGAACCTTAAAACCACATATAAATATCAATCTATTAATAAAGGAGCGAATACCATGGCAAAAGTACAACTTAATCAAAAGGAACAACATTACGCGGATACACGTGAGCAAGCAGAAGAAATTATATTGGCTGCTAAAGAAAATGAAAATCTTCAAATGCATAAAATCACAGAGAAATACAATAAGTACGGTCAATATTTCTTAATCGATTTAACTTATGCTTATCAAACTCCTAAGGAAGTAATGGAGAGTCGTCCTGTAGATGCGCCAGAAGGACAAATGAGCATCGAGGATCATGAAGGCATTGAGTACAAGGTAGAGAGCGATGGTACAGTTTCTGTCGATACTGACCAGGTATCACTAGATGATGTGGACAGCGAAATACTAAATTAATAGATAAAGCCCTGGGGTTTCCCAGGGTCCCTAAAGGGGTGTCGAATATTGGATTTTGAACTTCCTGAATTGGACAGAAAAGCGACTCAAGAAAAAGTCGAAGGAAACTTAGCAAATTATCGCCTCTTTAAATACTTAGAGTTTGAGGAAAGAGAAGCTTCTGTTACAGCCAGCAGTACACCTAGATATCATGGTGCTACAAATGTAACAAGCGACCAAACAGGTTCCATTGCCATTCATAATGTGGATGAACAGCAGAAAAGAAAGCAATTCTGTGAACGGATTGAGTGGGCTGTAAAACGATTACCTAAGATGGAAAGGTTTCTTATCGAAGAAAGATATATGAGTGAGGATGCTGAATACTTAACAGATTTTAATGTCTATTATCATAAATTCCAACCTCCGATTTCTGAAAAAACTTATTCTAAGATTCGCTGGAAGGCCTTTTATAAATTAGCTTTGAACTTGAATATTGCTGTTACAAAATGAAAGAAAAGACGACGTAAGAAAAGAGGAGAAAAACTAATGATAAATCAAAGAACAGAAGAAGAAAATTATCAATTGGCCAAGGAAGAGGTAATTCGTTTGCAAATAGCATCTGCAGCTTTCGTTCAAAGGCGTTTACGAATTGGATATACTTCAGCTGCTAGAATTATTGATCGTCTTGAAGAAGAAGGAATTGTCGGACCTTATTTTGGTAACAAGCCAAGAGAAGTATTGGTAAAAGCTTAGCTATGGAGGGATTATGATGAAGCAATTAAAAGTTTGTTTACACAAAAAGAACGCTCATACACTTGAAAGAAATGAACATGGTAAATGGCTGTTGGATGGAAAAATCATCACTCAAGAGAAAGCAATAAATGAACTTGTTGAGGCAGTCCAAGACTTAGGTTATTGGTGTCAAGTTGCCAAGGATGTTCTACCCAAAGAAGATTTTGAAATGGTGCAAGAATCCTACGAATACCATGAAGATTAACGTCGTCTGTCGAAGATAGTACGGAAATAAATCGAAAATATTCCAAAAATATTCCGGAAATAAGTCGTGTTGTTATGAATTTAACATGATAAATTTATATTATCGGAAATAAAGGAAAGAGCAGTTTCATGAGGGTTATCCTGGTGGCTGCTCTTTTAATTTTGTTTTGTCGTTTATTGACGAACGATTGTATTTGTCCATTTTTTTCCTTTCGCTATAATATTGAGCGAGGGGAGGTGTTGAGATGGATAACAAGGAAAAAATGTTACATATTCTAAAAGCATATTATGATAAAAAAATGTTTAGTAAAAAAATAGAATTTAAGGAAACTGATTTTGAATACGGAAGGCACGAAGCAGCATTTTATTTATCTAACTTAGAGCGTGATGGATTACTTGAGTTTGATGGTGAAGTAATTCGGACTGGTGGTCAAAGACATCCTAAGTACAATAATAGTGTTTCTATGATTTGGTGGAGTAATGCTGATATTACTAGAGATGGTGAAATTGAGTTAAAAGAAAATGGATTAATTTAATATTATTTATGAGAGCATCCTTTCGAGGGTGCTTTTTATTTTGAATAAGGAAGGTGTTGAAATGAGAATTGAGGATCACTTAACTAAAGAACAGAAACAGCAGCTAGAGAAACTTAAATCACCGAACAAAGAAAAACTTAGCACAAAAGATATTGAAGAGTTAATGGGGACTAGACGTGACAGGTATGAAAGACGGAATGGAGCTGTGAGGAGAAAATGATTCTAACTGATGAACAAGAAGCCCAACTTTATGAGCTTGCAACAATAACCGGAATAGCAATTGATGAATTTAAGAAGGCATTATTTGTTTTTGTTGATTCTTGCCGAGAATCCTGGGGAGCTTTGGTCAAATGTGTTGAAGAAATTAATGAATATTACTTAATACTGGATGACAAACCAGATTGGAATACTCCTAAGAAAATAGTATTGAAAAGCCAGGTACTAATTAGAAAGCCATATATGGCAAGAGCAAGGAGTACTTGTTAAATAAATTATAAGGAGTTGTTGTGACATGGCTGAAAAGCGCGAGTCAAACGCAGGAGAATTAAAAGTAAAGATTGATGTCGATTGTTCAGAAGCATTGAAGGGCTTAAAGGCAGTGACAAGAGCAGCTAAGAAAGCTACAGCTGCTTTGAAAGAGTTAGAGGAACAAATGAACAAGAGTCAAAGGGATATCACAATAAATGTAGATGGAAGAAAGATTGTGACGGAAGTTATAGCTGACCTTAGAGGCAGGCCACTTAGAATGGGTTATTAACATATGCCAGTTAAACCATTACGCCCATGCAACAAAGCGGGCTGCCGTAACCTAACACGTGACAGGTATTGCAATGAGCACGCCCATCTAATAGCGCAGCAGAATAAGGATCGCTACAAATACTATGACAAGTACAAGCGTGACAAAGATGCTGCTGCTTTCTATAACTCAAAGCCATGGGAGCTGGTGAGAGAGCAAGCTTTATTGCGTGACCTTGGGCTGTGTCTGCATTGCTTAGAGTCTAAAGAGATAACACTAGCCGACATGGTGGACCATATCATTCCGATTAAGATTGAATGGGACTTGAGGCTATCGATAGGCAACCTACAATCGCTATGCAACGCATGTCATGCTGTCAAGACGTCCGAGGACAAGATTAAGTACAGATAGATGTATATCGTCAGAATTGTTTAGGTTTTTTACACAATTTAAAAATTATGCAAGGGGTAGGGGGAGGGTAAAAAGTTTCCCCCAAAAGTCGTAACACCCCCTTTGCCCATCAACGCGAAGTTTTTTCCCAAAATGGAAATTTTTTAGATAGGAGGTGATGAAATCATGGCAGGTCGAGGAAGTAAGCCCGTGCAGCTGATAAAGCTCGAGGGAAAAAGCCATCGAACTAAAAAGGAATTAGAGCATCGGGAAAAAGCAGAACGGTCGCTTTACACCGGAACAAGTTTCAAAGAATCGTCTGTCGTGAAATCTGATCCTGTTGCTCATAAAGAGTTTTTACGGTTGAAAAAACTTTACAAAAAAATTGAGTATGTGGACGGTCTGGATGAGCAAGTCATTAATCGATACTGCATGCTTGTCAGCCAGGAAAATAGCCTGCAAGAAATCATCAGTGGCGAAAAAGAATTCATGTCTACCGAGGAGTTGATCGAGATGTATAAAGCGATTAACAAAACACGAGACGCGCTACTAAAACTGGAGGATCGTCTTTTCCTCAATCCAACTGCCAGGGTAAAATCTATTCCGAAAACACCACCTGAAAAGGAAAAACCGTCCTCAATGGCGGCGTTTTTAGCGAGACGTGGTGCCAATGGCTAGGATTGATAAAGCAAGAGCGATGGAGCCGATTGAGTTTATCCAGATGCTTAAGCTGACGGATGACTTTTACGGCCAGCCATTTACCCTGCTCGACTGGCAGCATGAAGTATTATGGGATGTTTACGGCACGGTCAACGACCAAGGCTACCGTCAACATCGATATGCTTACCTAGAAATCCCAAAGAAAAATGCCAAGACAACCACAATTGCAGGATTGTCCGTTTACCATTTGGTTTGCGATGGTCCACAGGGGCAGATTTATTGTTGCGCAGCAGACAGATCTCAAGCTAGTTTAGTTTATAAGGCAGCTGTGGCCATGATTGACCAGGACGAGGAACTTGGAAAAATCCTTAAGGTCACGGACAGCCGAAAAGAAATATTAAACATCGAGACCGGCACAATCTTAAAAGTTTTGTCCGCCGAAGCTTATTCGAAACACGGTATTAACCCGACCGTTGTCATCTTTGACGAATTACACGCTCAACCTAACCGTGATCTATGGGATGTTATGACGTTTGGCGCTGGTGCTGCTCGTAAGGAACCATTGTGGTGGGTCATCACGACAGCTGGCGACGACCCAGACCGCAACTCCATCGGCTGGGAAATCCACGAGCAAGCCACGAAGATTAAAGACGGTGAACTTGTTGATCCAACGTGGTACGTAAAGATTTATGGTGCACCAGAAGATGCTGATATCTTTGACGAAAAAACTTGGTTCGAGGCCAATCCATCGCTTGGGCACACAATCAGTTTAGAATCAGTGAGACAAGAGGCGCTTGCAGCTCGCAATAGTGAAGCAGCAGAGCGTCTTTTCCGTTGGCTCCGGTTGAATCAGTGGATATCTTTAAAGCGGATTGGTTGGCAACCACTTACACTGTGGGATAAAACAGACGGAGATTGGAACCTGTCCGAGCTCGTCGGAAAAAAGTGCTACCCAGGCTTGGACTTATCCAGTACGACGGATATCACTGCTGCTGTTTACTTATTTCCACCGCAGGAAGGTATTCCGGATTGGCGGTTTATCCAAGACGCATGGATCCCGGAAGATAACATGAAAGAAAGAGTGGCCAGGGATAAGGTACCTTATCAAAAATGGGTTAATGATAAGTTTTTACATGCTACTCCTGGTAATGTTGTGGACTATGATTTTGTCGAAGCTAGATTGCTAGGAGCCAATGAACAATACGACATCCAAACACTCGGCACGGATCCATGGAACAGCCGGATGTTAACCCAGCGCCTAATGAAAAAAGGCGTCGATGTGGTAGAAATTCCGCAAAATATGAAACATATGAGCCCTGCCATGAAGATGATTGAACAGCTGATGAAAAGAGGTATGATGACTCATGAAAAGAATCCTCTTGCTCGTTGGTGCTGGGGGAATGTTGTCATAGCGGCGGACGGCAATGAAAATATTAAGCCGATGAAAAATAAGTCGAAAGATAGAATTGACGTTACTGTTGCTCTTATTAACGCAATGGCCACGGCGATGCTGTTCGAGGAAATTGAACTTGATTTAATACAGGCAACAGAGGATTATCTCACTATGATGGGATGGTAAGGAGGTGAGACTTTGAAATTATTCGGGTGGTTCAGGAAAAAGGTAAAAAATGAATCAACAGGAATTAACGACAAGAAACTACTAGAATGGCTTGGGATCGACACAGACACGCCGGGGGATAAACTCTCGGAGGCGACTTATTTCGCATGCATGAAAATTCTTGCTGAAAGTATGGGTAAACTCCCGCTCAAGATGTACCAAAGTACAGATAAAGGAATCATTAAAAGTGATAAATCTGATGCTTACAACATTTTGAAATTAAGGCCGAATCCATACATGACGAGTTCTATCTTTTGGTCAACGGTAGAGATGAACCGAAACCACTTTGGAAATGCCTATGTTTGGAACCGATTTGTCGGACCTCACCTAAAAGATATGTGGATAATGCCTAGCCAAGATGTACGAATAATGTTAGATGACGCTGGCATTTTAGGCACAAAGGATAAAGTATGGTACAAGTACACCGACAAGCGTACCGGAAAGCAGTATACGTTTAGCGACCGGGAAGTGATGCACTTTAAAACATCTATGACGTTTGATGGTATCAGTGGAAAGCCAGTGCGAGACATTTTAAAAAGCACCGTAGAAGGCGCTCTTGAAAGCCAAAAATTCATGAACAATTTATACAAGACCGGGCTGACTGGAAAAGCCGTGCTCGAATATACAGGTGACCTGGACGAAAAGGCAAAAGCTAGACTAGTAAAAGGTTTTGAAGAGTTTGCCAACGGCTCGAAAAATGCCGGTAAAATTATTCCCGTCCCTCTCGGTATGAAACTGGTTCCATTAGATATTAAACTAACAGATAGCCAATTTTTTGAGTTGAAAAAATACACAGCTTTGCAGATCGCAGCCGCATTTGGCATTAAACCTAACCAAATAAACGATTATGAAAAGTCAAGTTACGCATCGGCAGAGGCGCAAAACTTGGCTTTTTATGTTGATACGCTTCTATTTCCGTTGAAGCAGTACGAAGAAGAGATTACGTACAAGACAATAAGTGAAAATCTTATTGAACAGGGGTACTTCTGGAAGTTTAATATCGGTGTAATCCTTCGCGCTGATATTAAATCGCAGATGGAGGCCTTATCTAAAGGCGTGAATAACATGATCTACACCCCTAACGAAGCTAGGGGTTACTTAGATTTGCCGGCTAAAGATGGGGGAGACGAGCTTTATGCGAATGGTAACTACATCCCAATCAATGACGTAGGCACCCAATACGGGAAAGGAGGTGGTGAATAATGCAATTTTGGAAATTTATTAAAAACGAAGCGACAGAAACTACTCCTGAAAGCGTTGAATTACGTATTGAGGGCGACATTGTTGACGATGGAGACTTATGGATTTATGAATGGTTTGGTGAGCCTGCAACAGCACCGAACGCATTTAAAAATACATTAAGTGAATTTAAAGGCAAAGACCTCACCGTGTGGATTGATTCCTACGGAGGTAGCGTGTTTGCTGGCGCCAGCATCTACAATGCTTTAAAAGAGCATGATGGGAAAATAACCGTTAAAATCGACGGAAAAGCTATGAGTGCTGCATCTGTTATTGCGATGGCAGGAGATGAAATTCTCATGTCACCGGTAGCGGTCATGATGATACACAATCCGTTAACTAGGGCCCAAGGAAATATGCACGATTTACGTAAAGTCGCAGATGTTCTTGACACAGTTAAGGATTCCATCATAAATGCTTACATTTCGAAAACAGGCAGACCAAGAAATAAGATTTCACAAATGATGGATGACGAAACTTGGATGAGCTCAAACGTCGCGGTTAAAGAAGGTTTTGCTGACGGAGTTTTATATCAGGACAATCCAGTAGAAGTGCAAAATTCGGTTGATCTATCCTTTAGTCGTTTATCTGTGATGAATAGCGCAAGCCAATCCATTAATCATGCGGTTGATCTATTTACAAAGCCTGTTGAAGATCATATCGACAATGCGCTTGAATTAGCAAAAGCAAAATTAAAATTACAAATGAAGGTGGTATAAATTATGTTGAAAAGTATCGAAATGAAACAGGAATTAGAGACGTTAAATAAAAAAGCGAAAGCGCTGCTTGAGAATAAAGAAGCAAAACTTGAGGAAATCCAAGCGGTAAATAGTGAAATTGAAATTCTCCAAGCTAAGATTTCTGTACAAGAGAAAATCGAAGCTGATGAAAAGGCAGCTATAGCGAATAAAGTTCCGGAGCCAGTTAACCGATCACAGTCCGATGAAGTAGTCGCTTTCTACAAGGCACTTCGCGGTGAAAAACTGACGGATATAGAAAACGCACTTGTAACAGGTGGCGCAAATGGTGAAAACTTAATCATTCCACAAGATATTCACACACAAATCACTGAACTTCGTCGCCAGTACAAGTCAGCTCGTATGTTGGTAGGATCTTACCCAACGACTACTCTTACAGGATCATTTGTCTATGAAGATGGTACAACAACGGAATTAACTAATTTTACCGATGGAGCAGATATTCCTGACTCCGATGAACCTAAGTTCAACAATGTATCTTATGCAATTAAGGATTATGGTTCAATCTTACCTGTATCTAATCGCTTACTTCAAAATGAGGCCGGTGGTTTAGTTCCTTATCTTGGAAAATGGTTCAACCGTAAGGCAATCCGGACTGAAAACAAAAAGATTTTTGCCCAATTAAAAGCAGGGAAAACAGTAAAGGCACTTGCTGACTGGAAAGCTTTAAAGTCATCCTTGAACAAGGACATGGATCCTGCTTTTGTAGATGTAATTATTGCTACTAACCAAGACGGTTTTGATTATCTTGATAGCGCAATGGATTCTACAGGCCGTCCAATCTTACAGCCGAATCCTACAGATGCAACGAAAAAGATGTTCATGGGATATCCGGTGGAAGTTTTCTCTAACACAGAATTACCGACCGTTGCAAAGAAAGTACCTATTTTCTACGGAAGCACGCAAGATGGAGTAACGTTTGTAGATCGAAATCAAATGTATATTGATGCTTCTGAACATGCTGGATTCAAGAAAAATCAAACGCTATTACGTGTTATTGAGCAGTTCGACGTAATTGATGCTGATAAAGCATCTTATATTTACGGTGAATTCACGATTGCCTAATATGAGCGGCCTATTGGCCGTTCTCCCTTAAAGGGGGAAATTAAATGATCATAGAACTCGAAGAAACGAAGTCATGGATGCGGATTGATGGAGATGATGATGACTCAATCCTTGTTATCATCATCGGAGCGGCGGAAGAGTATTTAGAAGGTGCTACGGGACGTAAGTTTGACAGTTCTGTTAACCGCGCAAAAATCTTCTGCTTTGTCCTGGCTACGGACTGGTTTGAAAACAGAGAATTAATTAGCATCGGCCCATCTGAAAAGGCGCGTTTTTCCATCCAGTCCATGTTGGCCCAGCTACAGTATGCGCCAGTTGAAGGTGAAAGCACATGAATCCCGGCAAACTAGATAAGCGGATTACAATTATCGGACCATCTGGCAACCAAAACTCTTACGGTGAAACAGAAGGTGCCAGTCCAGTAATCGCTACCGTATGGGCTAATATTAAACCGTTGCAGGGCCGTGAATACTTTTGGGCAAAGCAAGTTCATGCTGAATTAACTTCAAAGGTTATTATTCGATATCGACAGGATATACTGCCAAATATGCGTATTAAACACGGCAAGCGAACACTTGAGATCATCGCCCCACCAATTAACATCAATGAGCAGAATCGCTACCTGGAATTGTTATGCAAGGAAGTGATTTAATTGGCACGTAATGAAATCATTGGTATGAAAGAGTTGGAGAAAACCATTAAACAGCTCGGTCAGTTACCGCAAAAAGTCGTCACAAAAGCGGCAAGGCAGGGAGCTAGTGTTTCATTAAAGGCGGCAAGAGCAAATGCCCCTGTCGATAGTGGAGATCTTAAAAAGGGCATTAAATTGGTCGGGGAGCGTACAAAAATAAAAGGTAAAAAAGTTTACCAAGTTACGCTTGATAAAGCTCTTAATCATGTTTTTGTAAAAGAGTCAAAAGCTGGGAAAAGGGCATACTACCCGGCATCGCAGGAATACGGTTTTTTAACTCGGGACGGTAGGTATGTCCCTGGCTACCGGTATTTAAGAAAATCCATTGAGGACAACGATAAGCAGATCCAGGATAAAGTCCTAGACGTGATGGGTAAAGAGATAGATAAATTAAAGTGAGGTGTTTTATGGACTTTGAGGAGGCATTAAGGGCCGAATTAGGCACTATAGCAGGATTGACTAATAAGGTGTTTCCCCTTAACGCTACCGAGGGGACTAAGGCGCCTTACATTATCTATGTGTCATCGGAAGGCGTACAGGATAAAAGCTTGCTAGGTTACTTATCTAGTAAAGAAGTTGATTGTGAGATTAATATCGTGCAAGCCTCATATGGAAGCATGAAATCGCTGACCAAACTAGTAATATCTCAAATCATATCTTTTATTGGTCGAAACATAGGTGAAAACGGTCCTTTTATCCAAAATGTAACCTACCACAAACCTGTCGAACTCTATGAACAAGAAGTTAATTTATATCGATGTGTAATAGATTGCAATTTTAAATTTTAAGGAGTGATCACATGACAGCACAAGCAGCATTAGGCACAAAAATTTTAGTCGGCGCGGCAAGTGTCGCTGATCTAACATCAATTGGCGGTTTAGAACTAAGCGCGGACACAAAAGAGACAACTACTCTTGACAGTGTTGATGGGTATAGAACGTTTATGCAGGGGCTGAAAGATGGCGGAGAGGTCAGCATGAGCGGTTACTTTAATCCTGCTGATACCACTGGACAGGTTGCACTTTACAATGCTTTTAACAGTGGAGCCTTAATAAATTTCAAAATTCTTTTCCCGTTTGGGGCATCTTGGGATTTTAGCGGCATTGTAACAAATATCAAAACAGGTGCTGACCTAGAAGATGCAGTTAGCTTCGAAGGAACAATTAAGGTATCTGGCAAACCTGCATTAGGATTAACACCATCCACTGGATTATCCGCTCTAACACTAACAGGCACAGGCGGTGCATTGACACCAGCATTTAATAAGGATATGCCATTGTATGCTTTCAGTGGCGTGACAGCAACATCCGTCACCCTCACAGCGACCGGAGCAGGCCAAACCATTGCGTTGTTTGTGGACGGAGTATTCCAGCAAATCCTTACAAGTGGAGCTGCTTCCGGAGCAATTTCTATTCCCGCGGTTGGCTCTAAGAAACTTACAATTATCGCAAATGAATCTAGCAAGGCACCAAAAATCTATGAAATCACACTTGTAAAAACAGCTTAAGGCTAGGGATATAATTCTCTAGTCTTTTTTATTTTATTTAGGAGGAAAATAGAATGCCAGATAAAAATGATGTAATCATTATCAACCTTGACCGTCCACGAGTACTTAGGTTTGGACATAGAGCGTTAAAAAAAATGACAGCAGCCACCGGCAAGGACCTTGATAGCATTGAAGTCAATGGCAATGATCTGGATGAATTAGAAAAAATCATGTTTTACGGCTTGTTAGCAGATGCCAAAGAACATAATGAAGATCTTAAACTTGAAGACATGGAAGATTTGCTAGATAGAGCACCAGTGTGGTCAGAAATTATGGAGAAAATGCAAATGGCATTGAATGCGGCATTCGGGCAAATTGAAATAGACCCAAACTTACAACGGGTTGCGGCGGAGAGCAAGAAAACCAAAAAACAAAGTGGAACTGGGAAGAAAGCTTAAAAACCGCAATCCATCTTGGAATCAGCTTATCAGAATACAACGAAATGACACCCTATGAATTGGGTCTTTTTATTGAACATCATAACGAAAAGATAAAGTTTGAGGTTGAAGAAAAAATCACACTTGTTTATCTAGGTGCGGCGTGGCAGCGCGCTAAAACAATGCCTAGTCTTGACAGTATTTTAAATAAAAAACCACAAAGAAAACAAATGACCAATGAGGAAATGTTAGAAAAGGTTAAGCATTTAAATGCAGCCTTCGGTGGGGCTACATACTAGGAGGTGAGATAATATGGCTGTGGTACGTAATCTGATTATCCGGTCGGGCGCAGACTTTAGCGCCATGCGCCGTGAGATGCAGCAAGCCCAGAAGAACATCACCCAATTTAAAAACAAAGTAAATAGCACATTAAAAGGTATTGGAACGATGGTGGCCGCTATAGGGATAGGCAAAGCTATTAAAGATTCCCTGGACTTTTATGATTATCTATCCACACAAGAAAACAAGCTCGCTGTTATCATGCGGCAACGTATGGGTGCTACTGATGATGTAACAAACAGCATAAAAAAATTTATAGCTGCCCAGGAGGCGCTTGGAGTAGTCGGCGTTGAAGTGCAGACGGCTGGAGCCCAAGAACTAGCAACATATCTCGAATTATCAGACTCATTAAAAACGCTTATCCCCGTGATGAACGATATGGTTGTGCAACAGTTTGGGTTAAAAGCATCTGGCGAGCAAGCTGTATCGATTGCAACGATGATGGGTAAAGTCATGGATGGACAAGTCGGAGCGTTATCGCGTTACGGCTATACATTTGACGAGGCGCAAGAAAAAATACTAAAGTTTGGAAATGAACAACAAAGAGCTGCTCTATTAGCGGCAATTGTAAGAGATAGCCTTGGAAACATGAACGAGGCAATGGCCAATACTCCACAGGGAAGGGCAGCAAGGCTGGCGAACGAGTTTGCCGGATTAAAATACGAAGTCGGTGTTACAGCCTCGATATTTAGAGATGTAATGATGCCCGTTTTATCAAAAGTGATAAGCTTTGCAACAGCAGTAGCAGTGCGACTCCAACAAGTCGGACTGTTTTTTAATGCCCTTTTTGGCAAATCATCTAAGTCATCAACTATATCACAGGCTAAAGCGACTAATGTACAAACTACAGCGGTCGGTGGGTTAGGCGATGCGTTGGATGAGACTGGCAAAAAGGCAAAAAAGGCTGGTAAAGAGATTAAAAAAGCACAGGGATCACTAGCGGGATTTGACGAGATTAACTCTCTAGCGGATAATTCTGCAACATCTGGAGCAGGAGCGGATTCAGGTGCTGGCGGAGCAGGTGGTATCGATGCGGGCGGCGTTCCTGATATGACACCTATTGATTTTTCAACGAATGCCCCGGAAATCGGTAAAAAAGTAAAGGAAATGGCCAACAAAGTAAGACAGGTCATAAAAGATGTAGTCGGCTTTATCAAAGAAAATAAAGAAATTGTCATAAGTGCGCTAGCAGGAGTTTTGGCAGGCATCGCATCCTTTTTAATCATTAGTAATTGGACAGCCATAGTTGAGGGATTCGCCCTAGCAATCAGTGCTATAGGAGGTGCCTTTGCCGCAATATCATGGCCAATTGTTGCCATCGCTGCATTGATTGCTATATTTGTTGCAAATCTAGTATATCTATGGCAAACCAATAAGAAATTCCGTGATTCGGTAAAGGAAATTTGGAAAGATATAAAAGATTTTTTGTCAAAAGTCACTTCCGATATGTGGAATATTGTCAAAGGAGTCTGGGATAAATACGGTAAGGATATTGTGAATGGGGTCGGCGGATTTATGAAGTCAATCCAAAGCATTATCCTAAATTTATGGGAAAGTTTTTTAAAGCCAATTATGAAAAGCGGTCTAGAATTCCTCAAAGACCTTTGGGATAAACACCTGAAGGGGCTTGTTGCACAAGTAGCAGATTTTGTCGCAAAGGTGGCTGCGTCAGCCCTTGAGATTTGGAATAAATTCATCTCTCCAATTGTAAATTGGCTAATTCAAAATTTAGGTCCAGTTTTCACTCGAGTATTCGGAGATATTTTTAGAGTTATCGGTACGATTGTAGGTGTCGCTGCTGACGTTGCATCGGGATTATTTAGGGCTCTTGGCGGGATAGTGGACTTTATAACTGGCGTCTTTACGGGAAATTGGTCAAAAGCATGGAACGGGGTCAAAGACATCTTTGGCGGCGTTTTTTCAAGTTTGTATGCACTGGTCAAAACTCCGCTGAACTGGATCATTGATATGATAAATGCTGTGATTGGTGGACTGAATAAAATCAGTATAGATATACCAAAATGGGTGCCGAATTTTGGTGGTCAGAAATTTGGAATCAACATCCCTAAAATTCACAAGCTTGCCAGAGGAGGTATTGTTGACGGAGCAACAAATTTCGGAAATTATATCGCGGGCGAGAGAGGTGCAGAAATGATTGTACCACTTGAGAATACTAGTTTTACAGATAAGATTGCGAGCGCTCTTGGAACTGCCGTTATGAACGCTATGAATGTCTCGGGTAGCGGAAATAATTCGGGTAGCGGAAATAATAACAATGACGTAGTTTTCCAAATCGACGGAACGACAATTGCTCGCGTTCTACGCCCTTATCTAGTTAAAGAGAATGCGAGGATTGGAGGAAACCTTATCACCGTTAAATAACGAAGGGGGTGTGACTTAGAATGGCTATCCTGAAGATAGACTCGACAGATTTGCCTTCCCCTACGGATTTACTCTTAGGGGTAATGGATATAAGTAAATCGGAGCGTAACGCTAATGGTACTCTGATAAAGGAACATATAGCCACTAAACAGAAATTGGAAATAACTTGGGCGTTTCTTACTAAGCAACAACTTAACCAAATATTCATTCTGGTTAGTAGTAACTTTTTCGAAGTAACGTATACTGACCCCATCTCGGGTAACGAGAGGACTGGTACATTTTATGCAGGAGATAGGAAGGTAGGAATTATGGATATTAGAAACGGGGTAATAAGGTACAAGGATGTACAGTTCAATGTTATTGAGAGGTGAAGATATTGTATCCAGTCAATAACGAATTCAAGGCAGCAGTATATGCTCCAACGAGGTCGGCAAAAGCGCGAGTTTCATTTGCTATAACAGATGTCGCTGCTACGGTTACTGGTTTTGCTACTTCTACAGAGCACGTAATAAGCGACAGGAACCAACTATTTAATGGAAAAACGGTAAATACCTACAACCTAGCAAGTTGGGAATTAGACAGAATTAAACTCGATGGTACTTTTTGTTTTCCTGACCCTACGTTAGCTAACAATGGAGAGATAGGTTATGTGTCCTCGGCTATGTGTGGTATCGACAGAACATTTAATATATCCATAGACACTACGTTTAATAAAATAGTCTCTACGCTGGGAATAACGGTGGCTTTCGACATTCTTGGAGAAGAATACGCGGAGGATTTTGATGTTATAACTTACAATGGCGGGGTCTTGCTTAAAACAGTCCAAGTAAGAGGTAACAAGGAAACAATAAGAATAGTCGATGGAGCGTTTGATAACTACAATAGAGTCGCTGTAAAAATACTCAAATGGTCAAAAGCTAGACGAAGGGCAAGAGTGACTGAAATAGCCTTGGGCTCTTTGTTAGTCTACGATGACTCAAGATTGATTCGTATGAGCTTGGTAGAGGATTATGATATGACATCGGGTACAGTTCCTGCTCCGCAGTTTCAGTTCACGATTGATAATAGCAACAGAGAGTTCAACATACTTAATCCTACTGGGGTATACAAGTACCTCCAAGAAAGACAGAAGATTACTGCGGAGTTAGCGATAATTGTTAATGGCGTTCCGTCCTATGTACCTATCGGAGAGTTTATATTATTATCTTGGCAAATAGACGAGGGTTCAATGACCGCCACATTTAATGCTGGTACTACCTTGGATTATATGGCTGGGATAGACTACGAGAGGGTGGGAAGTTCAAGCGTTTCTCCTAAGTATCTAGCCGAGCAAGTATTTGCTTTTTGTGGGGTAACAAACTATGTACTAGACAGCACTCTATTCAACTGGGCGATACTCCCTAATGTACAAAAACAATCTTGTAGAGACGTACTAAGATTAATCGCTATGTCGGCTATGTCTAATCTATATGTTGATAGACAGAATAGGATTAACATAAAACCGCTAACAAGCAACACAACCGTAGACAGGGTTGACTTAGATAATATGTACTACGAGCCAAAAATAGTACTCGACAGAGCAATTAAAAAGGTCGAGGTTGCTTATTACACAAGTACTGGCGCCCAACCTATATTTGTCTCGGTTACAAACCCCGATGTGATAGAGGGTGATACCCTAATAGTTGAGGGTAATACCCTGATAATGAACGACTCATCAGCGCTTAGAATAGCAAATTGGCTTATGGCTCAAAAAAGCTATCGTGGAGAGTACGAGTTAAATTGGAGGGGGAACCCAGCACACGAACTTGGAGATTTGATATCTGTTGAGAACGTGTACGGTGTAGAAAAGAATTCAAGAATAGTCAAACAAGAATTACATTATGAAGGCTATTTATCTGGAACTACAAGAGCGAGATGGAGGTGATTTTTATTGGCTACCCCTCTAGATTTTAAAACAGATTGGGCTCCAACAGATTATTATAACTTCTCGGATTTAAACCGACTAGAGAGCAATATTGAGGCTGTCCGTAGTTATATCGTAACTACTCTTGGAATACCTATACCAACAATAACGGTTAAAAAGAGTAGAACGCTAACATCAACGGATTACCTGTCGGATTTGACTAGGATAGAGAGCAACATAGAGACCATACGCTTAAATTATAAAACTCCGCCAACCTACCGAGGAACCATGTTTTGGAACAAGGGCCAACCTTTTAGCTACAGAGAGGCTAACAGGTTAGAAATAAACACCAAACTAATATGGGACATGGCTGTGGCTCAAGGGGGATGATTTCACCGTGGAGTTACGTTATTTTGGTCGCCAAGAATGCCGTAATCGAAGCAAATACCAAATCGCTCTTCGATTCGGCTATAGCAAAAAATATTTAAGACTAGATGATCCTTACACAATGTAAGGATTTTATTTATTAGGAGGTTTTACAATGAGCGAAAGATTAAATCAATATCAACACGCAATGGTTATTGATCCAGAGACAGGCAAGCCGATGCCAAAAACCGCTAGCACGCTAACGGGGAGTATTGTTGTATAAAGGAGGGATATCATGCTTAAAGAGTTTTCCGTAACGGTAGATACAGTAAAACATACTCGCAATCCCGTTTATACATTTAGCACTTCCGATTGGCAATCGCCAAAGTTTATTATTACGGTGCAGAATAACGAAAAAAATGTAGATTTATCAGGTTTTATCCCACGCATTGCTATCAAAAAACCTGATAATACCATTGTGTTACAGGATGGTGAGGTAACTGATGCTGCTAATGGGAAGTGTGAGTTTTTGCTTATTCCCCAGGCTTATGTAGTCGGGGGAATTCATAAAGCAGAAGTCATGCTTTATGAAGGAGCGCATCAGGTGGCAGTAACGGGTGGATTTACTTACAATGTCTCCATTGGAATAATGAATATTGATTGGGAAAGTAGTAATGATTGGCCATCTCTTTCTAAAGCTATAGAGGCAGGAGAAAAGATTGGATCTTTGCCAAGTTTAACTACTACAAATAAGACTAATGTAGTTTCTGCTGTAAATGAATTATCGTCATCTGTGGCACAAAATTTGACGGAAATAGAATCTTTAAAAAACAGATTGGATGCACTTGAAGGAAGTCCACCGCCAACTAATACTGCACCATCTATTTCATCGAGTTTCAGTATAACAAGTACGAATGATACAACACCAGTTTCCATTCCTTTCACGGTAACAGATGTGCAGGGTGGAAGTATGACGGCAACCCTGACAAAAGATGGAACAGTGACAACGCAAACTGCCCAAGTTGGGGCAAATACATGGAGTGTAGGCACACTATCGGTAGGTACACACATATTAAAAATCAAAGCAACAGATTCAGGTGGTCTAGCATCACAAGAATTGATATTTACCATTACTGTGACAGCAACAGGGGCACTAGATACTACACCGCCAGTCTTAACTATCACTCCCACAGGAACATTCACAAACACACAAACTGTCACGATGTCAGTCAACGAAACTGCTGATATTTTCTACACGCTTGATGGCTCGACTCCTACGTCTAGTAGTGCAAAATATACTACACCATTTTCCATTAGCGTAACGACTACAGTTAAAGCGTTCGCTAAGGATACTGCAGGAAATTCAAGCGCGGTTCAATCGCAAACATATACAATCACATCATCAAATACAACTGCAACGGTAGGTAGTGCTACTGTTGGAACGGCACAAGTATCTTAATTTTAGGAGGTAATTAAATGACGTACTCTAAAAAAACGTGGGCAACAGGAGATATTATTACGGCTCCAGAACTTAATAGAATGGAAAATGGCATTAACGCGCATGAAAGTGAAAAAGCTAATCTTGTAAAAGTGCTTGAGACGAATTTACCAACGTTGCCAGCTGGTGATATTGCCTATACAACAGATACAAGAAAGTATTTTATTGGTACAGATTTAGGTAATAAAGAATTGGTGTTGGCGGACGTTATAGGGCAACTGTCAAACCTTGTAACACAAGACAGGTCTAATATAGTAAATGCCATCAATGAAGTTAAAATGTTCGAAGGTAGCGGTGGAGGAACCGCTACATCACTATCAAAAGAAGCCTTTTCAAACGGCAAAACCTCATTTTCTCATGCACCAAAAACACCAAAAGCATATATGACCATTATTGATGATGATGCCCATAATGCTGTTATGACAAAGTTAAAATCTTTGGTAGTGTCTAAGGGAGTTCCCATATCTTTGGCTGTACCTGTAAACCCCATGTGGGGTGGTAGTACCATGACAAGAGATGAAGTTTTACAGATGCAAAGTTTAGGTTGCGAGATTATGTCACATACCTACACTCATCCATTATTATCCTCTTTAAGCGAGAAGGATTTGGAAAGAGAATTAGGTGAGGCTAAGAAAGCTTTAATTGAAAAAGGGTATGATATTAAAAATATTGTCTATCCATCAGGAAATAGTAATGACTTGGTTAGAAAAATAGCGAGCAAATATTATAATAGTGGGTACAATACGTTAGGTGGAATAGTTACCACTCCATTAAAGTCTATGACAGTAAATAGAGTAGTTTTTGGTCCTTTTAGTAACAAGAGTAACGACACGTATGAGTATTATAAGGGGACAATTGATGAGGCAATCTCTAAAAATGGATGGGTTGTTTTTAATACTCATTGTTATCATGTTGAACATACAGACACACATCAACAATGGTTATCTGATTTAATTGATTACGCTAAAGCTAACAATGTGTCGATTGTTAATGCTCAAGAGGGTTATGACGTATTCGGTAACTTACTAGAAGTTGAAACAAAATTAACTATTACAAAAAGTGGTGAAATTACTGGGGATAGATTTATTTCCACTGTTTTTGATAATTTGATTGCGAATGATGCCCCAGTAACATCATATGCAAAGAGAACCGTAACGTATAGTGATTTTGGAGGTACGACTGGCGGACTGTCAGAGTGGGGAGTTCTTGTAACCTATAGGCATACAGATGACAACAACTATACAAAAAGTTATCAGCAAGTATTCGGGAATACAGGAAAGGTGTATAGTAGACGAACTGTATCTGGAACAGACCCAACATGGGGTTCTTTTACTGGTTCTGGTTCAGATATACCTACCTACACATATCCAATGGCCGGAGATTCTATTCCAGCAAATTCATTCAAGGATATTCAAATTACCCATCCTAATGCCGGTCAATTAGATGTAAAAGATGCAATAATTGCCATGCCATCAGGTGGATTAGAAAACGGATTAATCTTTAATACTCATTTATGGGGTAATAAAGTTATAATTTTGAGAATCCATAACTTCACTGCAAGTCCTATAAGTACGGCAACAAAAAACTGGTATATTCATGTTGTGAAAGCAAAATAAATAAAAAGTAAGGGAATATGTTACAATAATTCCTTAAAACGTTTATAATTTTCTTATTAAAGAACGATATAAACGGAGGGATTCGATGAATAAGAGGCTTGTAGAATTAGATTCTTTGAGAGGACTAGCTGCGTTGTCTGTAATGATAGGTCATTTTATGAATATAACACCTATAAACCCCACTTTCCTAGTCTATACCCCTTTAAGGATTTTGTGGGGTGGTCATGAAGCTGTAATTTTATTTTTCATCTTGAGTGGGTTTGTATTATCGCTACCGTTTTATAAAGGTGTTTCCTTTGATTATACTTCATACGTAATAAAAAGGATTTTTCGAATTTATGTGCCTTACTTAGTGGCGATGCTAGCAGCGGTTATTATTAGCTTGTTAATCCACAAAAAAGATTTAAGTGGACTTAGCCAATGGATAGATTCTTATTGGTCGTATCCATTATCATTCGGAAATGTGATACAACATGTCCTGTTGATATTTGATTTTGAAACTAGGCAGTTAAATCCTGTAATATGGTCACTTGTTCAAGAGATGAGAATATCGCTCCTCTTTCCAATCATTATGTATTTTGTTATTAAGTTAAAGTGGAAAACATGTATGGGAATTGCGGCTGGTTTGTCAATAGTCAGTTTAAGTAACCGATGGGTTCATTTTAATGAATCTATTGGTTACTTCACCAGCTACTTTGATACATTACATTATATTTCAATGTTCATTTTCGGCGCATTATTAGCAAAAAATGTTGATTTAATAAAAAAACTTTACAGTAACCTATCCTTTTCAAAAAAAGTAATATTTGGTTTAACTGGAATGGCTTTATACAGTGTTCTTCCAATCGTTGAATCCGTTGCTCCGTTTTTCGGTAATTATGTGTTAAGCGATTGGCTTATTTCAGGTGGGGTTATTACTTTCATAGTAATGGCGATTGGATCCGCAAGAATATCAACAGTTCTCAAAAAGAGACTTTTTACATTATGCGGAGAATTATCTTATAGTATCTACCTTTACCATTTGATAATTTTAATAGCTTTGACAAATTTATTTTATGGTAGGTTAAATATTTTTCTAATATATCTCCTTACCTTGCTTGGGACATTTTGCATTTCTTTTCTATCTTGGAAATACATCGAAAAGCCTTCTATGAATATAGGGAAAAGGTTAAGTAAAATCTTAGAGAAAAGAAATGCAACGTACAAACGTTCAGCATAATGTTGAAGAACTATCAAAAAGCTTCTGCCTAATCGCAGAGGCTTTTAATGAACAATTGGAAAAAAAGATGACGATAACCTTATCTAAAAGAAAACTCTTTAAATAGAACAAAATGTTCTTGATTAGGAACGAAACTTAATATTAAATCCAATTAAGGATTTAATGTTGGGTGGGAATTAGATGGAGAAAATAGAGAGAACAAACAAATTTTTTAAAGGGCTCTTATGGGGAATCATCATTTCAGTTCCTATTTGGATTTTGGTTTTGTACATGATATATAGAATATTTTAAGCCCAACAAAGGGCTTTTTATTTTGTCATAGTTGGTTAAAAGATGACATAACCGTTATACAGCTAACGAATCTCATTACCCCTGCAACAATACTAGGACTATTCGACGCTTGGCATGAAGAGGGATTGATTTTACAAATATTTCAAAAGGTATTCTCCCTTTTTTGGCGAATTATCGTTAAGGAGAAGAGGTGTTGTATATGGATACAGTAAAACAATTGAGATTAACTTATATTAATCATGGACTTAGAGAGTCTAATAAAAGATTGAAAGAAGCCTTAAACGGTTCTAACCCTAACAGTCTACCTATAACGACTACTTTGAGCGAGGTAATATTCTGGCTGAATGTCGCTGATGAGTGGCACTTTAAAAATAGGAATACTAATGGCTCATACACAAAATTAAGGAAAAAGGAAATAGGAGGACAATGTCTATTAGGTTTAAGACATGCTTTTAACTCGTTAAAACATGAAATGTCTTTTATTAAACTAATTCGGGCAGCAGAAGGTAAACCTTTGTTTGAAGGTAGCGATTTTTTTGTTGAAGACTACTCCAAAGAAATCATTTGGTTAAAAGCTAAAGGAATGATTGATAAAAGGAAAAAGGATGATAAATTAAATATAAGAAATTATAGAAAATATTTAGAAGGAAAAAATGTTCTAAAAACTATAGAAGAAGCAACAAGATTTTTATATGAACGTTTCACGGAAACTAAGACCGAACATTACCAAAATAATAAATTTACAGTATCTAGCTAACGAAAGTCTTTAGCGGGATAGAAAGGAAATAGAAGTCCCCTTATAGAACTTGTAAAATAATAAATTCTACAAGGGGGAACCCCAAATGTCAGAACTTAAGTATGAACAAAAGATGAGGTTGAAATTCAACCATTATGCAAGTGGAAAAGCATACAAAAGACTTGAGAAGGCAATAGAAGAAGCTAATGATCATGAGATTTATTCTGGAATTGGAGAGCTTCTTCTTTGGGTTATGACTACTCATGAATGGCACATAGAACACGGTTTACCGGATTATCTTAATAGGACCGGAGAGGATGAAAAGGGAGTTCTTTTGTTTGGGCTTAAACACGCCTATAATTCAATGAAACATAATATGAAACTATTTGTGATTCATAATAAAACTGGATTCAATTTTAATAGCATAGACTTTAATAATTTGGACTTTAGTCTTTATGCGGTCAGGTGGATTAATGCACCTAATCTATTGGATGGGGGATATCCGAACCAACAAAGGAATTATGTCCGCTATCTAGAAGGTAAGGATGTTTTGGAAACATTTAATGATGCACTACAATTTTTAAATAATGAAATGCAAACGTTGTTCTTCAAAAGTTAAAAATTTTTAGAGAGTCCTAATCAGGGCTCTTTTTATTTTGAACAAGGACGGTGTGAGATGGAAAAGCAACACGGATTAAGTATAGTGGTAGGGGTTTTTGGCGGTATTTGGTCGGCAATGGTTGGTAGTTTTGGATTAGCAGTATCAGTTTTGTTGATTGTTATGCTTGCAGATTATGTGACAGGTTTGCTATGCGCAATCGTAAATAAGGAATTAAACAGCGCGAAAGGGACCAGAGGCTTTATCAAAAAGCTAATTGTCCTTATTTTAATTGGTCTGTTGTATCTAATTGAACTTTCTTTGAATGGAACGGCAACAGGCGGTGAAGGTGCTGCGTGGGCTTATATCGCTATTGAATTTATTAGTATTACTGAAAATGCCGGAAAAATCGGAGTACCACTTGGGCCTTTAGGAAATATCATTGCGATATTAAAGGAAAAAGTAAATGGTAAAGGAGAGGATAAGTAATGGTTAAAGTTTATTGGGACAAAGGTCATGGCGGTACAGATCCTGGTGCTGTAGGTAATGGGTTGCAGGAAAAAGTATTAACAAGAAAAATAGTTGAGTACGCTATGGCTTTTCTTGATGCGCATTATATCGTAGAGCAAAGATGTAGCCGAAGCGGTGATGAATCCAAAACTCTCAAACAACGGACAGACGATGCAAACTCATGGGGAGCAAATCTCCTTGTGAGCGTTCATATTAATTCAGCCGCTAGCGCATCAGCAAATGGTTTTGAAAGTCATATTTATCCTAACGCAGGTGTAGCTACTGTCTCATTTCAAAATATGCTACATGCGGAAATTATGCAGGTAATGAGAGCGTTCGGAGTGACAAATGACCGCGGTAAAAAGCAATCCAATTTTCATATGCTTCGAGAGAGTAAAATGGTTGCTTGCTTAACAGAAAATTTGTTTATCGTAAATGCATATGATGCAAACCGACTAAAACAAGAAGAGTTTTTAAAAGCTGTCGGTGAAGCTCATGCACGATGTGTGTTGAAGTTTTTAGGATTAGCTGGTAAGCCTGTTCCTCAACCTGTACCAACACCACAGTCAGTACCTCAACCAGCTAATGCAACTAGACGCGTGAAAATTATCGATGTTAGTTCAGCAGCTATCTTAATGGACAAGCCCGACAGAATTAATGGCGCGAATATCGGTACTATCCCTAAGGGAGCGATTGTAGATATGGTCGTGCCTGTAGCTGGTTTTAATAACGGTAACACTGGTTACTACAAGGTAGTCTATAACGGTAAGACCGGATACATTAACGCTAAGTTCGGCCAAGAGGTATAATAAAACAAGCCCTTACTCGAATTTGAGTAGGGGCTTTTCTAAGAAAATTTACATACAAAATAACTTACCCCTATATTAACTTTACGATATAATTACATAATAATGTAAAATTAATAAAGGGGGTAAAAAAATGTCATCGTTTACAATGTATAAGCTTAACACAGCTGAGCAACTTGATTTATTTTTAAATCCGTCAGGCAAATTGAATTTGGACGAAGTTAGTAGATCAATGAACGAAAAAGTTGCTACAATAGGAAATGACGGGAGAATAAGTGGAGAAGGCTTTATAAAACCGATCATTACAAATAGAAATGGTATTTCAGTTTTAGAGGCTTACGGAACCGACCTTGTTAATCTAGGTAATTATTTTGATACAAAATTTCATGATGAGACTGTAACAACCACAGAAACGCAGTATACTTTTTATTCTAAAACACGTATTATCATAACAGAGGATAGTGATTTAATCTTAAAGTTTGACAACAGTACTGAAGAGAAGGCAAAAGGGAAAGTTAAAGCTTTAGTTGAAGGCCTGGGATTTGAAACACAACTTTTCAAATTAGACGATTCGTTACTAAGAAGAATACAAAATGATGACACTCTGACATGGTCAGCGGCTAAATTAGATAGGATAGACAAAGATGGCGATAAGACAACTAAAGTATCATATGAAATTGATCTAGCAAACGATGTCCATCCATCTGAAGTCGATGATGCCTATAGAAACTACGGTAAGATGTCGCATCTCAAGTTTGAAATACCTTATGAAACAGCTGGATCAACTACTAACGTTACTGTAAGTTTATATAACAATGGACATAGGGTCTTTTTTGAGGAGCAAGAGTTAGGTATTTCAAATGTTCATGATTTTATTATATACTTAATGAATAAACTATATTCAATATGACAAGAGGGAGGTGTTAATCATGAATTTCACACTGTTAAAAATTGAAAATTCGAGTAAATTAAAATCATTATCAAAAAACAAGATAAATTTCTTCAAAAAAGATGAAGAGATATCTTTGTTTCATTTTAATAAGTTAGATAACGATTTATTTCATGCGGTTTTTAATATTAGTGATGAGTATTTGGTTAGCACTAAAAAGTTGGGAAACCAACACAATTTTATCTACTCTTCGTTAATTAATTTCTTTTTCTTTTTGGATAATAATTTTGCAATTATTGAATTCATTAATAATGAATATCAAAATGATGTGCTCACGGATATAAAAACAAGAACAAAAACCTCAATAAATATACATAAATTAGATAATGAATTACTTTTAAAAATATTCCATAGCTTGGGCGGAACAATTAAAAAATTGTATTATTCAAATGATGAAGATGAATACTTCGAGTTGGATTATGTAAAAGAGGATTTGCTTAACAAAATTGCTAATAACAACACTATTGATAGCTTCACTGTACTTTTTGAGGGTCAGTATGCAAGTGTATCTAGTCAGGGAAGGATTTCTGTAGACAATAGTAATCAAGAATATCTGGTAAATTTCATTAAGAGGTTATTGAATGCGATTAATTAATATTGTAGTTGGATTATTCCTAATACTTATAGGTGCTCTTTTAGGAGATGGATATAAAAATCCCTTATTTCTATATTGGTTATTAAGTCTTGCAGTGTTAACATTATTTGCGGATTTTTTGCTAAATACTCTTCAGGGATTAAATGCAGACCTTGAGATTTATAAAAACAAGATAACAACATTAACGATCCTTAAAGGAAATGGCGGTAACCCAGTTCAGGTGGCGATACTTCCTAAAAATAAAGTGATTCTTAACCAGGAACAGCAAATAGATATTTATGCTACATATTCTATTCCTATTACACATATTCCAGATTTAAAGCTCATCACAGAATCAGATTGGAAAGTGTTAATTTTCAACCAAAATCAAGTGTCTAGAAAATATGCTGGTAAATATGAATATATACTTAATAATGCTTATGTAACAAAAATAGATGATGTCTTTTATAAATACAGTTTCTTCGTTAAAATTAACAATTTAGGAATGCATAAATTTAGCATTCAAATAGAAGATGGTTCTTTAAAAGGTGAAATTTCCAATTCAATAATGGTTTATACAGGTTAGCCCTTCTCAATCGAGAGGGGCTTTAATTATTTATCGTGATAATGTGCAAAACCATCACTTTGATTTACTAACTCTCTTTCTTTTGATTCTTCCTTTAAAGCTAGATTCAACTTAACCAGCGCCATTTCTTTTGCAGCTTCTGGTGTACTCCCATAACAATTCCAAACTGTTGTTTCTCCGTTACAAGCCATTGCGTTGTATGTATCCCCAAAATCCCAAACATTAAATTTAATTTTCCCTCTACGATAATACCAAAACCAATTCCAGGTCTCGCTAATCCACCATGGCATGATTACCACTCCTCTCAACTACAATTTCGACATAATCCTAGAAGCACCTATTATGATATTTGGATATTTAGTGTCAAAATAAAAAGCCCTCAATTAAGGGCTTAAAAAGGTAAATAATCATTTGCAATATCATCAATCTTTTTTCTTTCTGCTTTTTCTAAATCCTTTACCAGCTGCGTGATGTCATCTCCGTTACAAAGTACTTTTTCTAATGCTGCACGGTAGGACAATTCTTTCTTGATTTGCTTCCAAAAATCTAAAGCGATTTTCTCGGATTTCTGACCTTTTAGCCGAAATTCTCCTTTTTGATATGTTCGACTACTAGCTGCGTAATGTATTTCAATAATTACGTTCATAATTACCTTCCTTGAATTACGATAATAATGGCCAGAACAGACCATGCCGCGCCAAGAATTCTATGTTTATTTTCGAGTTTTGACCAAAATACTGGCGTCATAATGTAAGGTATAAATAGCCAACCAAGTACTTTTAATAGGTTTTTCTTTTTCGCTGGATCCATTGGTTGTTTGGACTTTGAGATTATCGGAGCACTAAAAACGCTACGTAAAAACAATTCATAGTATTGTCCGTCCATTTTTACTAATGATTCTTGGCCATCGGCAAAATATATACCAACGAGCATTTCTTTTGTTGATACTTCTTTTGTGGTTGATTTATTTTTAGCTTTTGATGTAGTGACACCAGCTGCAGCACCGACAAGCGTACCTACAGGTCCAAATACGGATCCGACTACCGCCCCAACTGCGCCTTTTGTTCCAGCTCCTACCATGCTCTTTTTAGTATTTCCTGTCGTGTAGCTAGTGATGCTGCTATCTTCATTTATGATTTCATATCGTTCAACAGACTCTTTGTTTATTTGATTATCCCCAATAAACATTCTACCTTTTTTCAGCTTAATCCTTTGCCCCTCATTCGCCCCAGCAACGGCTAAATTAATTGCACCCATAGGTCGCGCCCCCTTTAAGTATCTATTTTAAATAATACTTCTATATTTGTATGATTTCACCACTATTTTTTAAACATATTTGTGTACACTGTATGAAACATCACCGATTAATATTACATTTGCTTTACAGTTTATTAAGTACAGGCATTAATTGAGAGAGGGGCGCATATGCTTTTAGCGTAAGCGAAGACACGCTCAAAGCTTCCTTAGGCCCTTTGCATGCCTACATAAAAATAACCCTTTTAAGCCCTCCGGTCATTGCTAGAGGGCTTTTTTTATTCTTCATGCCAGATATCTTCGATAGTTTTACCTAAAGTTTTTGCAATCCTCAAAGCCAGGGGTAAAGATGGCAGGCTCTTTTCTTTTTTCAGTGAGCTGATGGTTGTCATACTTACCCCTACTTTTTCGCTTAACCACTTTTGTGACCTGCCCTGTTCCTTCATGATTTCCTTCAATCTACTTTTCAAGTTAAAGACTCCTTAAAATATTTTCTAAGTGGACTTGCATTATTTTTAAAATGCCCAGTATACATTTAACAGGTTACTAATTAATTCGCAATTACTTAGTAAAAGTCCTGCCAGTTATTAATTAGTTAATACTTACTTAATAGGGAGGTAGTACCTAATGGGGATAAAAAGGGTGCCTGTTTGTCTTAACGATGAATATCCAGAACAAGAAGAGCTTTACGAATTTATCACTAGGTTGCCAAACGGAAAGAAGAGGAATTCAAGTGGGTTTTTAAAAATGCTTGCTGATCGTGAATATCAAAAAGAAAGGGAAAAGTACCTCACGGAAAAAGCTGAATTTGAAAAAATAAAAAAGGCGCAAAGCGCGCCTCGTGTGAAAGTGATTAAAGCAAACGGAGGAATAAAGTATTTACCTAGCCAAAACGTTAACTAAAATGCCAATAGCAACTCCAGCTGCAGCGCCGATTAAAAAGAACATAGTATCAGCTCCTTAGGATTTGTTTTTATTAGTATGTCCGAGACAAAAAAGAATTATTCAGGAGGGATTGAATTGGCACGTACACAAACGATGGATTTCAGGTCATTTGTCCGAAATGAAAAGAATGAATTAGATATCACGACTTTTAAAATCGTAAGTCTCGGCGCTAGTATGTTTGCGGTAATGGTACCGAGAACGGCTTTTGCGGCAACAGCTAATGGCGTCTTTGGGGGCTTGTGGCCGACCGTTTTAAATATTGTCGACTGGATTTGTGTAGGTGTATTTGTATTTGCGGGTGTGGCCTGGATGTTTGGCCATCGAACAAAAGCGTTGGAGCTTATCATTGGCGGTGTAGCTGGCTATATCTTAGCTCGCCATGCTATTGATATCCAGCAGTGGCTTTCAAAACTATAAGGAGGGGATAACAATGTCATTATTAGATAAATGGAATGCATTAGGGGATAAAGTGGTTGGTGCAGAGGTGGAGCTAATACTAAAGCCGATTGGTCGTACATTAAAAGATGCTGCCATTTATGTAGGTCATGTTTTAACTGATTATATGCCCGAGATTGGTGCTGGTATTGTAGTTGTCTGTGCAGTAGGAATTATGTTTACCGGCAACGTACCCAAATGGTTAGCGAGGATGGCCATTGGATTGGGGGTTGCGATTATATGGCTGGTAAACGCATAA